AAAGCCGGACCAAACGGTCCAGCTACTATCTCAGCAATTAAAGACTTAACCGCTTTGCGGAAAGAGCCTGAATTACTGGATAGCATCAAGAAAATGTTAAAGATTTCTTCAACATTTATCGATGTAGACTCATACAAATCACACGAGGGTGACTATAAAACGTCAAAACTCGTTCTGTTAAGTGATAAAGCGTGCAAAACACGAACTATCGCCATAGCAGATTGGTGGTCAAATACATCTCTGCAATCGATTCATGCAAGCATGATGAAGGCATTGAGTAGACTACCAAGTGATGTGACCTATCGACAGTGTGATATACCTAAACTTGTTAAAGGTTTAGGAACACACTTATACAGTTCTGATATGACTGCGTTTACAGACAGATTCCCGAGGAAACTTGAGGTCTGTCTGCTAAGCGCAGCATATGGTGAACCTGTTAGTAGGTTATGGGAACAAATTGTCTCAAATAGATATTTTTCTCACCCGAAAGGGCAAGTAAAATATAGTTGTGGCAACCCCATGGGCCTGTTAAGCTCATGGCCGGTATCAACACTTTGTCACCATGCTGTAAAGCAATGGTGTGCATATAAGTTAGGAATAAAATCCTATAAATATCTTATATTAGGTGATGATACGCTTGACTCCTCAAAAGAGGTGTACAAGCTGTATACGGATACAATCCGTAGACTCGGTGTTTCCATATCACTCTCTAAATGTACTCAAAGCGAGGACGGCAATGCCGAGTTCGCTAAAAGACATTTCCGAAACCACATAGAAGTGACGGGTCTCCCCGTTCATCTATTGGAGTCGGTACAAGATAAACCTGAACAATTCATAGAATTAGTTAGGATATCTCGTGAGAGAGGGTACGAGGATGAATTCCTCGGCCCGTCTTTGGATTTGTTATTATCTAACCATAAAAATGGAAAGATGATAGCCGACATGTTGTCTCTTCCAGAACAAGTACTCGGAATGCCTCCATTACTGGAGGTTAAACCGGATACTTGGGCAGATAAATTAACTGCCCTATCTGAAGAGTGTCTAAGAAACAACCAAGCTATTGCTAGGAATTATGTTTTTTGGACAACAACTATCGGGGTTAACAAGCCCGATACTCCAAAGAAAGTCGACCAGGTGACTGTAGAACCAAACCATCCACTAGTGTTTGCACTTAGCGAACAACTAATGGATTATCTACCGGAAACGGAAGATGAGTTTAGTATCTACAACGGATGGATGCAAGGGGATTATCGAAAGATGGCAAATGTGCCAAATGTCGATACATATCGTTATTACAATAAAGGGCATTATGCCACTAAGTGTAAGTACGATGTGTTACAAGCGCAGTTAGCGTTAGCTAACGGTGATTGTAACATTCCTCTACATAAACCTGTAAAGTTAAGCAACTATGAGTTGTTTGAACTAGGCTTTCAAGTAGCTCAAGACGAGTTACTTGGACCATAGGTACACACATAGTGTATCACCCGGAGGTCGTGGCCCTTTAAAGGGC